CAACGGAATTATAATCAATTCTATTATTAATAATAAAGCTACTTCCTCCTGAACTTCTATAATCTATAACATGTCCTAACATTTAACCATCTCCTACGTGTACGACCCCTGAGCGTGTTGAGCGCCAAGTCTCATAATATAATTCCAATCAGTTTCTCCTTGAGTTGTAACTTCAAAGTTTTGTTGAATAGTTTTAGTATTTGTTGTTTCTGAAGGAGCGCCGAATCCTGATTGCTGCAATACTGTTCCTCCTTCAGCAAAGGACTGAAGCATTGGGCCAGCAAATCCCGGCATTACAACTCCGCCCTTAAGGAAATTCTGTACAACTCCTCCTCTAGCGAAGCCTCCTCGCTTAGATCCCTTCGGATCTTTGAAAGTGAATCCATGCGTACTTCTTCTTACATAACCTGGAATAAATGCTCCTTTGGAAGCTATTATTCTTCTTGCATCTCTTGGAGAAACTTGTCCAAATGCTCCATCAGACATTTCTATAAACCAAACAACAATTCCGTCTGGATCTGTTTTTGGAATAAGGTTAAAATCAGTTGGTCTTCCAAAAGCACTTGTTGTTCCAGAAAATGATTTTTGACCAGAAGCGTCTCTCATACCGGTAGCTTGCTTCTTTCCTTTTTCGTCCATAGCTGTTCCGAATATAAGCATTTTTGCTTGCTGAATAGAAAGACCTAGCGATTGAGCGATTTTTGCCTGTTGCGCTTTATTGAGAATCCATTCGCCAGCGTGAGCTATAACAGGAACCGCAGCTCCCTCGCCACCAGGAACTTGACCTCCATGAGCGAAGGCATATTTTTCAAGAAGCTTCTTTGCTAAGTCTTTTGTAATTCCTTGATCTTTGAATAATTTTGCAATTATATCTGTTACAGATAATCCTTGACCTCGTAATCTTTTAATTTTCTTTATATCTTGTTCATCTAAATCTGGCTCCTTTACTAGATCAGCAAATTTTTCTTGTTCACTTTTACCTCCGCCAAAAAGACTTCCAATAACAGGAATTTTCTGAAGAGCAGATTTTACTATTCCTCCTAATCCCTTAAGAGCCTCTTTCAATAAACCAGGAATTTTATTAAATATTGCAAGTAGTAAACTAGGAAGTTTTTCAAATGCCTTGACAATTAAACTAGGAATTGATCTAATTATTTCAAGTATTTTATCTTTGAATTTAAATATTCCGAGGATAATTAAGCCAGCAAGACTAAATGGTGCCAATAAAATAGCAACAAGTAACAACTTCCAATGATCTCTTGCCCAGTTGATAACGCTCTTGAAAAAATCAATAATTTTGTCACGCCATTTAATTACGCCAATAATTATTAATCCAAATGGTCCAAGCATTATTGCAAGCAAAAGCTTCCAATTACTCTTTATCCAGTTAAATACAAATAGAGCGGCTTTTTGAATGGCTCTAATAGTAGGAGCCAAAAAGTGGAATTTTCTGTCAAGAAGTATTATTGCTGCGATAATCGCAACGATAATAGCAATCCAAGGGTTAGTAATAAATACAAATCTAAGAGCTGCGCCAACCAGTTTTATTCCTGCCGCCAATTTTGGAAATGCTGCACTTAAAGCCGCAATAACACCGAATTGTTTGGCTAAAGCAATAAATGCTTTCAACTCACCAGTTATCCCCGCTATAGTCGATACAATTATTCCTGATTTCATTACCGTAATTAAAGCTTTAAATACAGAAGCCAATCTTAGGAATAAAGGAATAACAGTTGCAATAACTTTAGCGCCAATTACTAAAGCTAGAGAAAATGTAATTATATTTTTTGCTAATGGGCCAATTAATGGAATTTTGAAAATAGCATTAATTACAGTAGCAATAAAACCAAGCATCTGAAGGAACAAGGCAAAAGCCGGAATTATAGTGTCAAGAATAAGAATTGAAAGTTCGCTTGCCTCTTTGCTAGAAAAGGCTTTAAACAGTATTACTGCCATCTTTCCAAGTGCCGTCGCAAGTCCACCCACCTGTATTCTCACGTTTGCAAAGAATGCTTTTACTTCTTCTTTATGCTCATTAAGCCAATCTGACCATTCATTTAATTTGGCAGTAAGATCATCAAGAATCCCTTTACCAGCAGGAGCGGAAAACTTAATAACAAGTCCAAGAATTCTACCTACCGCTCCTGCAAACTTGAGCCATGAATCTAAATGTTTTCCGGCGGTTGCAAAGAATTTTTCTAGACCGCGAGGATTTTCAGTTGCTTTATCAAGACGCTCTAAGAATTTAACAAATCTGTCAATTAAATTATCAAATATAGGTGTTGCTGCTCTTGCTACTCTAATAAGAACACGAGCTAAAGCAATGAAACCATCAGTTATTTTCGGAACATTCTTAGCGGCTTCGCCGATACTGAATACAAGGAATCTTCTAAATTCAGGAGAAATTGAAAACTTAGAAAGTTTGTCAACAGCTTTTCCAATTTCTGTCGCAAGAGTTGTTGCTGATTTTAGAATTTTGGGATCTTGAAGAAGAACTGCTATTCTGTCAACCGCTGTAGTAAAGGCATTAACAATAATGTCAGTAATTGGACGGAAATTAGTTTTATAAATTTCTTTTATTTTCTGAATTGACTTAAAAAGTTTTCTTTCAGCAGGAGACAAATCTCCAAGAGCATCCTGCAATTGCTCCTGTTGAGCGGTTGCTTTCTTTCTAGCGTCAGTTAAACCAGTTTCGGCATCAGTTTCTTCTCTTTTCGCAACAGCTAAAGCATGAATAGAATCTCTCAAAGCTCTTGTTGCCAAAACTTGTTGTCTCTCGGCCTGGGCAATTGATTTTGTCGCCTGAGCAAGATTTTCTTGTGCTCTAACAACTCTATCGCTACCTTCAATTCCCTGCTTTCTCGCTTTAGCAGCATCTTCTTGAGCTCTTTTATTTCTAATAACTGCTTGCTGCTGATTTACATTTGCTTGTTTAACATCAATCTGCGCTTGTTTTACATCATTTTGTGTTTCTTCAGCTTGACTTTTGATTTGTTGTAAATCTTGTTCAGCCACAGATAATTGTTGAAGAGCAACAGAAATTTCTGCTTCGTCTCCTTCAGATCGCGCTTGAACTAATCTGTCTTGCGCTTCGCGCAACTGAGCTTTTGCGTCACCAATATTAGCCACATTTAATTGACTGCGTTCTTCTTCTTCTCTCAATCTTTGCTTGGCTTCGAGAACACCAAGTTCTGCTTCTTCAAGAGCGAGAGCTGCTTCTTTCTCTTCAAGATTAGCATCTACAATATCTCTAGCAGCTTGCTTTCTAGCTTCAGCTAGTTCTTTGATAGCATCTGTTTGATTCTTAAGTGCATCTTTTACATCTTGTTGTGCCTGGGCGAGATCAAATTCAGAATCTTTAACCGCCTCGCCAGCTTTCATTAATGCGAAACGAGAATCAGCAAGTCTTTGCGTTGCTTGTCTTATTCCATCAAGTCGATTTTTTTGATCTTCAGCATTAGTTTTTTCGAGTTTATCTGCAAGATTTGCTGCATCAAGAACAGCGCCTAAACGACTAAATGCTGCCGCAAGTAAACCAACCACAGGAATAAGCTGTGTCAAGCCCGCGAGTAAAGCTCCGCCCAATGCGGCTGCTGCCAAAATAGCAGAAGAAGCAAGAGCAACAAGTGCTGCGCCAAATTGTACAACTAAAGTTCCTAAAATTTGTAGAACGCCAATCAAAGCTAATATTCTAACTCTGAATGCTCCGGCGGGTCTTACAGCATTTCCTAAATGCGCTCCAAGTCTTTGAGCGCCACTAGAAGTCCTAAGCAGTTGCTTTTCAGCATCGCTTAATCCCTCTCTAGCTAATCCAACGCCAAGTCTAAATTGTCCGAAAGCACGACCAGCGCTAACGCCAAGTCTTCTTAATTTATTATCAACTCTATCTATGTCTGTGTCGGTATCTCTAAGACCAAATTCTTGTCGAACATCCTGTTCTGTAGCAATAGCAGAAGGACGCAATATAGAAGCTTTTAATATTCTTCTACGAACATTTTCTTCATCTCTTATCCTTGTTCTGATAAGAACTATTTTGGCTCTTTCTGCATCAACAAATCTATCTCTGCTGTCTTCTTCGGCAGCAATATTGTCAAAAATTGCATCTCTATCCTTTTTAAGATCACGCACTCTTTCTGCGATAGTTCTTCTTGAAATTCTCCCCGTTTGGGCAATTAATTCTTGTTTTTTCTTTTCAGATATATCAAGTCTGTCGCTAATTCTTTGTTCATCTAATGCTGCTTCTGCCTCAAGTTCCTTTGTTATTCTATTAATTCTATTTATAATAATCTGACCTTCAAGACGATCATCTCTAATCGCTGCTGCTGTCTGTTGTTTTCGCGCCAAAATTACGTCTTTAATTAATTTAATTTCTCCTTCTTCATCTTCTGATGATATTCTTATTCTTTCATGTTTAGCTTCAGCAGTTGCTTTGTCAACCTCTTCAAGTCTTTTTCGTCTTTCTTGTTCAGTTAATTTTAATCTTCTGTTAACTTCTTCTCTAATTTCTTTTTCTTCTCCAAGACCAGTTCTAAAGCCACCAATTGCTCGACCAACGCCGCCGCCAGTAAAAGCTTCACGAAGTTCGTCTCTAAATCTACGCACAGATTTAGTAGCTTCATCAGCATCCCTTTTTATAGATATAAATCTTCCTCCTGCGCCTCTCCCTCTAGGCCCAGAAGAGGTAAAGATTAAATCTAATTCTCTGCCTGTATCTCGTACAGATTTTTTGAATTTTTGAATTTCTCTATCGTTATCTGAAAAAAAACGACGAAGATTATTAGAACCTTTGTCTATTGCTTCAAGAATAACGCGAACATGGAAATCTCGGTCGGCCATCTACTCACCTTGGTCTACATCTATATTTTGATTTGGTTCAATCGTGCGGTCAGGTTCGGTGGCCTCAACAGGAATATCTTTTCCCGGAACTTTCATGGCCCTAAAGAATGGATCTTGATCAAAATTGATTTCATCTCCAGTTCTTATATTATAAATGGATCTTAATCTATTTTCATAGTCTATATCTACATTTTCCAGCATATTTCTTTTTGTGTTTTTGCCGTCATCTAGATTTGTGTTAGCTAATAAACCCGTTATATAAGCATTTCTCTCATCAAGAGCTGTATTTGATTGTTCTCTTCTTGTATGCGCCTCGTATAAAGCTTCAAATTTTTTCCAAGGCCAATTTAATACATCTTCTATCGTTTCTGCGTGCGAACTCGTGAAACTTTCGATGGCTTCGATGACGTTGATCGTGATTGCACTTTCTCTGACACTTTCGCTACCAGAGGACTCATTTGCTTTGAGAAAAAATCCATCATCGCATCCCAGTTTTGATCAATAAAATGATTAATAATTTCTACAGATTGCTCATCTCCCATTTCTTCAAGAAGCTCTTTGACCTCTTCTCTTTGATTTCTCTTAACATTAAGAGAAATACAAAAAATATCTCCAAGAAGATCAGGAGCATATTTAACTACTTTTGCGATTGCTTTTACAAATACATCTGCTTCTACAAGATCGGATGTATTTTCTGGAATCTCTTCTAGAAATTCAGATATAACTGCTCCCTCAGAAAGAGCTTTATCAATTGCATCAGCTAGCACAGAGAATAATTCAACTTTTCTAAAAAAAGTTAGAGGAGATTGAACAAAAGTTCTTTCACCCAAAATTATCGTATAAATTTGTGCCGAAGGTTCTAGTGTTTCTACTACATTAATTGTTTCTGTTTCGGACATGGCTTTGCCTCCTTGTTGCTATTATGTTTCTGCGGCAATTTGTGCTCGCAGATGTTCTATTCTTACTGGCATAAACGTTCTTTCTATTAATAGAAAAGCATTTGTTAGATAAGGTTGTGCTTTTTGACCCCTAACACTTAAGAGTCTAAAATTCTTTCTGGTAATGCCTTTATGATAAAAGAATGTCATATATTTGCCTGGTGTTAATGCTGTATAAGGCTTTTTTCTGGGGCCATAAATTCCTGTTCCATTATGTACCCATATAGCATATTCTGGTTTTTGAGCAACAGTTATTGTACTTCTGGCAACCAATTCACCAGGAGTTCCCGCTCCTGCTCCAACAAATCTTCCGCCCGCTCCTCTAATAGAAGTTCCGCCACCAAAAGCAGCTACACCAGTCACAACTCCAAATCTTGTATCGTCTCTATCTACTGGATGAAGCTTAAGAATTCCTGTATCTTGTGGAGCAAATGTTTCAGCCATAGTTTCTACAGCATCAGCAATATCATCTACGGCATCTCTAAGTAAATGCTTGGCTTTAATCATGTCAAATAAGCGTCCCTCAGTAATCGCCTTGTCGCCCTCTAACCGGATATTTATTAAATCCGCCATATTGCCTTTCTAAATAAACCGGCCCCATATAGAGGCCGGAAAATCTTGCTTTTGATTGAAGTGCCTCTGCTCCTTCTGAAAAGCTGTGCCGCTTTGCGTACACAATATAAGTTTTTGATTATACTTGATCGAAAATTACCTGTGTTCTTGTGTTTACATCCGCAATAGATGTATCTGCAAGAGCTCTGAAAGCAACAGGAATTGACTGTTGTTCTCCAGTCTTGTTATAAGGAACTGCCGATTCCTGCGCGGTTCTCTGAACTTTGCGGAATGCGTGCATTCTCAACTTACCATTAGCTTTCTGGAAGATAACTGCAAGTCTCTTGCGAGTATAAATAGATGGCTCACCAACACCCATCTGACGGAATGAACCTGATGTTATAATTGCTCCACCCTCCCAAGCAAGTTGGAAGTTCTCAAGTGTAACTTCAGCAAGTGCGGTTGCTACACTCTGTTCATAAGTCACAGGCCGAGAGTCAATGTCGCCAAGAATCTGGTCTACGTCGAAGGTTTCCTCGGTGTTGTTTCGAGTAACTGTAATACCAGTCTTAGTAGCACCAACATCTACCCACCCTGTTTGTGCGTCAAATGTAGACAAGTTAATAACATCACCAACTGTAGTTGGGAATGCAATTGTAGTACCTGCTACAAGTAATCTTGCTGCACCACGGATGAAGTTGTCATCTGTGATTCCAGTTCTAAAAAAGTCTGCCATAATTAATTCACACCTCCTCTCGGCCTAGTCATGACTACTATTAGTTTATAGAAAATTAACATGATAAATTAGCTAAAATCAACGAATTTCTGAACAACATATTCTAGAGTTCCGCCTTGCCAGAACCATCTATCTCCGCGACTTGTTTTTTCTCTTCTTACAAAAACGTCACCAACTGACATTTTAGGAGCATTTAATTGAGGAATTGTATTATTTAACGTTCTGTTTTCTAACGAATTCATAAAGGTTAAATGTATTGCATCTAATATTTTTTGTATTCTTGAGTTTACTTCTTGTTCTGAATTAATAGATTTAACCATCACTTCAACTGCCAATAAATCCTGATATAGTTCTCCATCATCATCAGATGATCCTGGTGGATTAGCTATATAACAAATTGTGGAGATATTTGGATATTTTTCTATTGAAGCATTTATAAGAGATGGAATCGTTCCTGCATAAAAATTTTCATCCGCAATTGGTTCTACAAACCATTGTTCGTTTCCTCTATTAAGAGCAGCCCAAAATTCATCATCTTCTATTGTCCAAGTAGAATTCATAGAAACAATTGTGTCGTTTAGATGATTAAAAAGAACAATAATAGCCTGTCTTTGTATAACCTCGGTTCCCAATCTTGTTGTCAATTCCATTTATTGAATCACCTTACTCCAAACAAGAGAGGTATCTTCAGTTCTAATATTTGAATCATCAAAAGCTGGCCAACATTGAGGATCTTTGGTGATTAATATTTCTCTCCCGTTATCACCGTAAGAAACGCGCGGAACTACACCGCGAGCGGCATAAATATTAATTCCTAGTTCAGTTCCAAGAGCTTGTGCCTCTGCTGTCAAACGATCAAAGATTTTCCACAAATCTGAGCGATGATCAAAAAATGAATCACTTTCATTGGTTCCAGTAGTTGTAGTGGAAGCAAGTTGATCGCTCCAATAATCAACTGCGGCAGGAATAAATTGCAGAGTTGTTAAAACTCCGAGCAATCTCTGTTCTAAAACATTATATATTACAGCCTCAGAAGCTTCTGCAACAACAGTATTATAAAGTCTAAACTTTACAAAATCTGCCAGAGATTGTAAATCTTCTGGAGAGTAATATGCGTTCGTTGCTCCCGCGAGAGCTGCGTAGCTTGCGGGCACATACTGTTTTACGATGTTTGCTATGGCCCCCACGCTACGGCCCTCACTTATTTAAAATTCTTCGGCTAGAAAACCAGGATCTTCTTCCTGTTCCTCATTTGCTGATTCATCAGGAGAGTTGAGTCCCATCATTTCACTGTAGAACTCAACTCTCTTTTTAACTTGAGCAGGAGTCATTGCTTTAAGACCAGGTACTTGCCCTTCTTTAATTGCGTCACTCAAATATGGCGGCATATCAGAAAGAGGCATTGTTTGTCCTGGGCGCATTAATTTTGATTCAACATCCCATGCTTCGGTTCCGTCAGGAAGCAAGCCGGGTTCACTCATGCGTTTCACATGTACTGTGATCGCATTTTCTGCGAAAGCTACTTTTTCAGATACGGCAGCCATTATTGATTCATCTCCTTTTAGAATGTTACTCTAGCCCAAACGAGAGCGTCTGGGATAAGAAGTCTAGGCATTTTTGCGCTTGCAACTCTGATCAAATGGTTCTTTGATTCATGATCAACAAGAACTTCTGATTGCATTCCCTGTCTAAGCTGAATTTCATTCCATCCTGTTGAAACAGAAACTACTCCATCAAGAGTATCAGCGATTCTTACTCCATCAAGCACATACTCAGTAGTCATAAGAACATAACCATCTGGTAGATATTTAGTTAGTGATGGACGACCAATACCAGCTTGTCCAACTTCACGATAACCATTGTCATAGACAGTGATATCTAGCGCAGTAGAGAATGTCTCAAAGAGACTTAGAATTTCTTCTTTGCGTGGTCGCAGAATGCTATTAGAACCTGCTGCATAGAAGTTCACAGCATTTCTGATCTTCGCGCTGTAGATAAGATAATTAAAAGTCTTCGAATTCATATGAATATGACGACCATAAAAACCTGTATCATCGGCTAGAAGCTCAGACCAAGCCTGAATATCTGCTACAGGATCAGCATTAGTTGCATCAGCCCAAGATACAGCAGCCTGCACTTTATGATCATCCTGCATACCAGATTCTACAGCTACTTCCTGTGATCCATCGCTAAATGGAACCACCAAAGCATCCTGGAATAACTTCCAACGCATCCATTCTGCTGCTCTTTCGTTTCTAAGTTTAAGAATTCTTCCCTTATCAACAAGCTGAACACCAGCACTTCTTCGTTCTTCTTCGTTTGGAGAGTTCAATTTTCTCCACTCTGACTCCTTGATTCTTTCTTGCTCATCAATCAACACGAGCTCCATGAGAACTTCAGTCCATGTAACTTCTGGCTTGAAGAGAGGAACTGAAGCATCCCATGCACGGAACTGACCAATACCAAATGGCTTAATCTCCTGTACACTTACCTTTACTACTGTTTCATAAGTAGTGGTAGACGGAGCAATGGTTTCACCGAGTCTCTGTGGGGCATCTTCGGCAGCACCAGGCGCACGGCCTGATGGTGGACGACGAATCTCATCAGTTAAAGCGGCTTGATCCCAAACGTCAAATGTTTTAAACGGCATTTACTTCACCTCCTCCTTTTATTGGAACTTGCATGTGTCGAGTGTGTTTACAACGGCTGATGCATAGTTTGTGAAACCAACGAGAGCGCTGGTTGCGAAAACTACTGCATGGAAATACATAGCTGCTGGTTCCATTGCTGAAGTTGCTCGCGCAACGAGGTCAACAGGAGCAGCCAAGATGCCTGCTACAGTACCGGAGCCGTTATAAGGAACATGAGCCTTCGCATTTGTAATTGAAAGCTTAAGAATAGTTCCAGCGGGTACTACATAACGACTAGTTGTAGCTTCTGGATCATCAGGCCAGTTTTTTGCATCGAGTACAATGGACTTTCTAGGTCCAAGTTGAGCAGCATACTTCAAAATTTCTTTATCTGAATATGATGCTGTTTTAGTTGTTCCGTATGGCATCTATCTTCACCTCCTCCTTACGCGGTTGCTTCTTCATTAAACTTACGCTTTGCCTCAGCAATAGCGTCAGCTTCACTATATCTTTCATAAAGGAATAGTCTGTTGGCTTCTGACTTAATCTCATCTGAAAGATTTTCCTCTGTCGCATCGTCTGGTGGAGCAACTCCCTCTGCGTCCTCATCTGTGATAGGATCATCAGCAAGAGCAACAGTTGGAGCAGCAGCAACAAGACGATTTACAATGTCAGACGCAGTAAGCGATACTTCTTTGCCATCTTCCGAAAGGTTCAGAGCGACCGTACCATCATCTGCCATAAGAATTGCCTTAGCTGCTTTAACTAGAGCAGGAGACTTTTTAGCTTCTTCCCACTCACGCACAGCTTCATCAATTCTATTTTTCTTAACATCTCGCTCAAGTTCATCATAACGAGCAAGTCTTGCTTCAACCTCGTCTTCAGAAAGTCCTAATTTCTCAAGGAAGGTATCGGCGTTTTCAATTTCTACTGTAGTCATATCCATAACACCTCCTTCAGAATTATCTTCTGAGTCAGTTTGTTGATCTTCAGAAAATCCAACTACAGTTAAATTTTCTGAAGCTTTGACACCAAATGGTGCCATTCCTGCGAGCCAAGGCTTACTTGTTAGAGCAAGATGGCCAAGGACAGAATTAAATTTTTTGCCTGATTCTTTGTCAATATAATTAAAGTGAATTCCACCACTTACATTGGGAATAGTTCCTCGTCCAATTTTTTCTTTAATTTCTGGCTCTGTGAAATCTATTGCCGCCTCAAGAGTTGAGCGCCCCTTTTCATCTTTGCCATAACGCAATTTCTTGACAAATCCAGTATTTTCTGCTACCTTATCGTCATGATTAAGTGGGACAGTTACATGTTGAATAGCATTTACTTCAAAATTTTTCTTAATATCAGACATAGAAATAACTAGTTTCTTTGGATCAGAGTTTCCACTTTTGGTAATTGTAAGTGGTTTTGAAACTTTTGTTCCATTACCTGGAGAATATGCCCAAGTTCCTTCACGCAAGAAGGTTTTCCAAATCAAACCATCACTGTCAGCTATATTTTCTTTGCTGTCAGTAAAGAAAAGTTCTGCTAAAAATTCTTTATTATCTTCACTCATATTCAAATTAGTTTCAACCCAAGCTTTTTCTACGGGCTTCCAGCTATCCTCATCGTCCACTTCAACCGTTCCCTTTTTGGTGACAGAAAACGGAACTACATAATAATTTGCTCCTGCGTGACAAACCAAAGCTTCATCTTTTTTAACATCTTCTACCCAATATGACATTCCATAATCAGAACCGCCCATGTTGTCATTTAGAGCAGTTTCAATCTGCTTTCTAATATCTGAAAAACCGCCGTCATTTGTCCAAGCGACTTCGCCAGCATCTAAATCAATTTCAGTCATGTTCTCGCTTTCATCATTATTATTCGATGTTAAGATCATATTAACAGTTTCTTCATCCAAATTTGCAGCCCAATCAACGAATTCTATAATATAATTATCATCTGGATAATCATCAAGAACAAATTCAGATAATTCTTCTTCTGATAAATTCTTTTTTCTTTCTGTTGAGCGCCATTTTGTTGTTCCACGAATTAAATCTTTCAATACTGCACATACTGCTTCTGTTCTTGGGCCAAAACGCTTTCTATTGTCACGAACACAACTGGCAAATGGATGCTTTTTCTTCGCATAGTGTTTTAGAAGACCTCTTAATTTCACCATATCTTTTGGACTCACGTTGGCAGTACCTTTGCTAAAACCGTTAGACAAAGCTATATTAAGATACTGTTCAATATCTTCATCTTCTTGCATTTCAAGAATCTTTGTGTTATCATTGTCTGACATGGAAATTATTCAACCTCCGCTGCCGCTGTTGAGCGCTGGAGTAAAAACATTTCTAACAAATTATCACTTGGACAAAAAATCCATTTACATGAGGGACACTTATATGGAGGAGAAGTATGTTCAGCGAACTCTTCTATTTCCATTAATCGGTTATATTGGAGAATATCGTGATATTTTTTACAACGGGGGCAAATCATCAAACGCCCATTAATAAATTTTAGTTTTTCTCTCATGATTCCTGTCGTGAGTTAAGATTACATTAACTATTATAATCATTAAAGATGGAGACAAATAGGCAAAAATGACTAAATTATGTGAATGTGGTTGCGGAAATCTTGCTCCTATAGCAAAACAAACAGATTCAAGAACAGGTTATAAAAAGGGAGAAACAAAAAAATTTATTCACGGACATTACAACCGTAATTTAAAAGATTTAACAGGGAAAAAATTTGGAAAGTTGACTATTGTTTCTAGAAATGCTAGCAAAGGTAAATATGAGAATTGGCTTTGTTTGTGCGAATGTGGAAACAAAAAAACAATTAGCGGTTATGATCTGTGCAAAGGAAGAGTAAAGACTTGCGGTTGTCATCTCATTGAAATTAAATCTAGAACCAATTGTCAAAATGGACATGAATATACAAAAGAAAATACCTTTAAAAGAAGCAATGGTACGCGCGGATGTCGTAAATGCGGAAGGATGAGAACTAGAAAATGGACAAAAAACAACAAAGAGCATATAAAAAAATATGAGAAAAATTATAGAAGCGGAAAAGGATATTTTGTCTTAAGAAAACGCTTATTAAACAAAAGTCGTGAATATAATTTACAACAGCTAAATTTATTCAATAATCAATTAAAGGAGTTATTGAAAAATGGTAGATGAAAACAAAAGATTTGAAAGAAAATTTCTAACTATTAGAAGAGCTCAGAGAAGATTAATACATCGTTTATCTGATATTGATTGGGAGTTTGATGAACTTCAACCAGAATTGGCTGAATTGAGAGCTGAATCTGCAAAACAAAATGAATTACCGGTATTTGTAGTAGAAGATGAAAATTAAAATATCTAAACGTCCCTGGAAAATTTTATTTTTTGACTGTGAAACTGTGGCAGCGGGTTTTGCCGATCCAGATTGGTTCCTCTTTGTACTCCCGTTTTTAATGCAGCCAGTTCAGTTTCAAGCTGTTGGATAGAAGTCTCAGCGTTGGCGATAATCTGCTCTAGCTGGTTGTACCGGTCGC